CGACGGTCGCCCGTCTAAATCAGCTCGGACTTGTTAACCCTGCCTCTGTGGCTTGGGAACTCGTCCCTTGGAGTTTCGCTATCGACTGGTTTGTACCAGTTGGTAACTTTCTCCAAGCGTGTACTGCTCGTGCTGGGATGTCTTTCGTAACGGGCTCTAGAACCCGTCGTCTGACTCACTCCTGGGAGGGTTCTTACCCCCTCAGGTCCGTATCTGGTTTACCAGATAAGCTCGATAGTTTCGAGCGCGGTAGTGGTTCAGCGAACGGTATTGTTGTATCTCGTCAAGTGCTCGGAGGTTTTCCGACACCTAAGATATACAGCAATCCAAGTCCGTTTTCGACAACCCGAGCTGCGAACGCTGTTGCGCTCGCACTCACTAGCCAGAAGCTGTTCTAGCTTCAAGCCGACAGCAGTCGGTTCTTACACCAACCTGAATGGAACATCCGGTACTTTCCCGGCCATTCTATCATGGAGCTATCATGCCCCAGCTGCAGAACCTCGTCCTCACGGACAGGGCAGTCACACCGGTGAACCACACTTTCACGCCGATCAACATTGACTCCAATGGAGTCGCTGTCGTCGGCGAGGTAAGTGGTGTTCCGATCGGCGAGCCGAAGTACACCCTTCAGAATAAGAGGGTGAACGGGCGGTTCAAGGTCACGCTGAAGCTCAGCGTGCCTGTGGTGAGCAACCAGGTGATCAATGGGATTTCTACCCCGGTGATCGTCCGTACTGCTTACGTGGACTCTACGTTCACGTTTGACGCCACCAGCTCCGAACAGGAGCGGAAGGATATCGTTGGAATGTTCGCGTCGTCTCTTGACAGCACGAAGGTTCTTGTCAACGATACTCTCGTGAAGCTTCAGGGCATCTATTGATGCCTGGAAGCGACATTGATCCTGAGCTTCTTTTTGCTTTCGGATCAAGAATCGCTGATTTGTTTCAGCGGTTCCTCGAGATGTTCTCTTCCTTCTGAGCATTAGCTCAGTGGTGTCACACCACTAACCCAGGAGTACCTGTGTTGAACCATAGAGACGAGGCTAGTCAAGCCTATGCTCTAAAGCCCTCGTTCCATAGCCGGCTATGCAATTCTTTCGAGGATTGCTTAGCTTCTGGTGTGCCGGAGTCTGGTAAAACAGCTCTTGCATTTAAGCATACATATTTAGCAGGTAGTTATCTGTCTAAATACTGTGAGCTTAACCCTGACACAGCAAAGGAACGACATGATCGCGCTATTAGTAAGTGGCGGATCATGGAACTTCGTAACGCGCGAAGCAATCAAAGATTGTTCGCGGAGTGGTTGACGGATGCCAGGTTTAACACCAAGCATTCATCTATTTCAGCCCTTCGCATCACGGAGATTGCTCGCCGGAACATACTTCAGATACTCGGAGATAAACCATCGTTGGATGTCCTTTACGGGACATTTAGCGGTGGCGCATCCATGGGTTTCCGAAAGTTTGCCGGGAACGTTGCCGCGAAGTTTAAGGCAGGAGCGACTGTCACCGAAGCGTGCCTCCCACTGTTTCAGGATATCCTGGCTCAGTGTGAGACGTGGAAGCTATACCGGGGTGCCTTGCATCCCGAGATAGTCGGTGGTGGCAGCTTGTTCACAGTCCCTAAGAACTCTGAAATAGATCGGTGCGCCGTAAAGGAGCCCGATCTTAACATGTTCTGCCAAAAGGGTGTAGGCGATTTCATTCGGAATCGCTTACGCTCTGTCGCTCGGATCGATCTTAATGATCAGTCTAGGAACCAGCGGTTGGCCCGTAAGGGCTCGATCGACGGTTCTTTGGCGACTCTGGACTTATCTTCAGCATCTGATTTGATCAGTGATGGTCTCGTCAGACTGCTGTTGCCAGAAGCTTGGTTTGATCTCCTTAATGTTATACGTTCACAGAACGTGTTGTGTGAAGGGGTTTGGACTGAGCTGAACATGTTTTCC